GCGACGCCAGACGAAAATTGCTCGAGCGCGGTTGCGATGTCTCGCAATCCGGCTTGCGTGGCGTTCTGAAATGAAGCGAGTAGCTTGTCCATCGTGTCAGTCCTCATTGGTGCTGGAGCCGATCGCTGTCGCGAGGGTTTGTTTCGCGTCGATCAGGCGGTCAAGTGGGAATTCGGCGCCGTCGAGCAAATCCAGCCACAGACGTTCAGCGCCCCCGCGCCTGTGGATAAGTCGGTCGTTGTTCGTGTGAGTGAAGCGGCTGCGAAAGAACGCGTCTTCATACGGCTTGATGCTGTCCGTATTGATTGCATCAGGCGTTTGCACGTTGCCCACGCAGATCTCGCCGCCTTCCCAAACGTTGTAATACGGAGCCGTGTAGAGCTTCGTTGCCGCGCCAGGTCGCGCGTTATCGCGTAAAGCGAACACGGACCAGCTGGTGCGATTGACGATGAACACTAGCGGCGGGTGCGTGGCGTCGCCGGCACGTTCGCCGATCTTGTCCTTTGTGTTGAACCACACGCGCCGCGTGCATGCGGGCACCCACCAGGCGAGCTGGTTCGGCGCGAGATACACCACGCGATTGTGGATAAACCCGCGGCAACTCGTTTTCCGAGCCGCAAGGTCGGCGATGTCGGCCAACTGGTCGAGCGTTATCGGCACGCCGGCGAGCAGGGTAGGCTTGCCGTCGACCACGCGAGCGCTATGCTGGGTCGCGTAAATGTGATGTGTGCGCTGCGCACGGTAGAACAGCAGCGCGCTGTCCAGCTCGAGTTCCACATCGTTCTCTTGGGCGATCGTGACTGTAGTCATACGAGCACCCGCACAAGTGTTCGCGGCTCTTGAAATTCACTTAGCAGTGACAGGACGCGCTCTACAGACTTCGCGAGCATTCCCGTTGATTCCATGTTCTTAAGCCATTCCGCAATATCGTTGCCGACGATCTTTAGAGGAGTGACTGACGACGCGATGATGTTGTCGCCTTCGCTGGCGTGGTGCAGGAAATCATCCAGAACGCGCCCGACAATGTCGTCTGCGCTCCATCGGACGATCAGACCGAAGTCGATCATGTCTGCGCCCACGTCTTCGCTGCGCACGTCAGCGAAAGGCCCGTAAAAACGCACAATGTTCCAAACCGCATCCATCGCATCTACGATCTCGCGGGCGAATGAATCCCGGCCGGCAGCTAGCTGAATCTGGCGACGCGTGAGCGTGCGACGCGGTAGCGCTGCCCATTCCGGCATCTCGCTGAAAAACTCGTCACGCGTAAAAAAATCTTCGGAAGCAAGCAGTTCCTCCATGGTGTCGTATCCGGTCATGTCGAGCGCTTGCTTTATTGCTTCATCCTCGTCCGCTTCGCCATACCAGTAAAGGTATTCCGCGACGCCTAAAACATACCTTGGCGTGCAGACAGTGGGCAGCATCCGGAAGGCATCGTAAAGCGTGGCAAGTACCGTCTGCCCGAGGCCGACGCGCACACTTTCAAGTTTTTTCATGGCGCCGCCGATGCAAACCTCCGAGCACGACACTGGCCCGTGTGCCGTCTGGATTAGCGCCCACAGATGATCGTCCCGGTGTTGCGGGTAGCCATGCTCCGGAGCCTGTTCGAGCCGCAGATGCCAATCGAACAGACTCATGCCCGCGGTGACTCGCTCCCATCGGCGAACTATCGCTGCCTGAGCAAGCGCGAGATCGGACTTCGGCCGCTTGACCACGTCCGCCTCAGTGATCACGCCCGAGTCGAGCAAGGAGAGCGCAAGCGGGTGGACGAACGACTCGTTAGACCGAATCGTGTAGGCGGCGGGCACATCAGCGAGCGACGGCAGCGCGAGAGCAGAGAAGGTCATGGCAACACCGGCATATGAGAAGCAGGTAACTGCAGACGCACGCCGGCGGCACGCTTCGTCGCCACTGCATGGAGCTTCGTCGCAACGCGATCGTTCACCAGGTGCATATCGACGCGATGGGTCGTCGAAGGTGAGAGCGGGCCGCGCTCGAGCTCGACGCGAATCTGGTCAAGTGTCACAGCGCGATTCCTTTCGTTCCAACGGCCCGGCGGAACGTGTAGACGTTCTTGTTGCCGACGACATCGGGACCTTCAATTTCGGCGTTGACGATTTCCGGATACGTGTTGCCGTAGAAATCGCGAACCTGCTGAAGGGAGAAACCCGGCGACGGATCGGTGAGCTTCGCGCCGTTGTAGCGAAACTCGCGAGCGAGTGTTTCGGTTTTCACGGTGTGGGTCCTTAGAGAAGGTCGACGCCGTCGTCTTCGGCGGCGGGCTGCGCGTTGCTGGAATCCTGCTCAGCGGGCTCCGCGGGCGTTTCGGGTGTGATGTGCTCGGCGTCAGGATCGATGCCGGGAATTTGCGTTTGACGCGGATCGACCGGCAGCGCGTCGGCATCGCCAGCGCTGTCGCTCGTATCGGTCGGCACCGGCGTTTCGGTGGCGCGCTTGCGGCCGCCCTTGCCCTTCGACGAAGGAGCGGGAAGCGCCGGCGGCGTCGACGCATTTCCATTTGCGGCACTGGCGGCGCGCGCCTGGTCGAGCACAGACAACGTGCTTGGCTCGTAAATCTCAACCGCCGCCGCGAAGTCGCGGTCCAACTCGTCTGGCTTGGCGAGGATTGAAAGCGGGTAGAGCGTTTTTTCGCCTTTGGCGTCGTCGTTGGCGCGCGGAGTTACATTCACGCGCAATTGATCGCCTTCAGCAGTGATCAAAAGCGTGAGCGTTGTCTTTTGCGCCAGCGGATAAAGTGATGCGAACAGGGACATGGTCACCTCGTGTTGTGCTGCGTTGAATCAGGCCGCAAGGCCGTCATAATTTCGATCGGCGAAATCGGGATCGCCGGGGTATCGATCAGACCCATCGGCGCGATACCAACAAAACAAGCTTCCGCGACGATGCATGAAGTGGTAGCCCGCGCACGTGCAACCCATGGCGCGCGTGTTGCGCTTGGTCATCCATGCATCAATGCGAAAACTTGAAGAACCACAGTCACTGCAGCGCGGCGGCCGGGTGTATTCTTCGGGCTTCAGCCGTAGCACCTTTCGCTTTTCGCACTTGCGGCATCGACAGTGATAACGCGACACATCAAGATCCTTAGTTAGCGCGCGATGCAGTTGCAGCGCCGGAGTATTTGGAGCCGCTTACGGCGGCCGGTCGGCATCCCACTGTTCGATCCGTATTTCTCTGCTTTTCGACTGTCTGTCCCGTGCCCGGGGCTACCGCCTTGCAAGACTCGACAGATTCAGGTTCCCTAATTACTAGGCCAACGGTTAAGGGAGGAATGCGCCACCCATCAATTCAGTGCCGGTCTATTCCCAGCTGTCACCACCGCATTTCGCACTGTTGCTTGCCGCTCCTCCGCCAAAGCCTGCGCAGGTAGTAGATTCGCGACTCATGCTGGGTATTAGTGGTTTCCCGCTGCTCATCGCTTCCCGCTGTTCATTGGCCGTCTCTCCGACCTGTCACGCCTGGTTCTACATACCCGCGGCGTTCCGTACGCGCTCTGACTAGCTACTGCTTAAGGGTGGCGGCCGGCACTGATCTCCGGCATGGGTCTGAGGCGGCCCGTTCTACGGACTGGCCTCGGCGCACTGGAATAGCGCATCAGCCTGCGCATTCGCCACCCTTAAGCATCCCGGTCTCTGCCGAGTGTCACGCCTAGATCCGCCGCGGCGTCCCGTACACAGGTGTTTCCTTCAGTGCGAAACGGGCCACTTGATATTTCGATGCGCCTCTTTGATCCGCTTCAACTCTTCGCGCTCGTTGATCGCACCACCGCGAACTAACCAGCACGCCGCGAAGCAAAACAGAAACAGTAAGGCCATAAGGACTGCTATCAGGTTTGCATGCATGGTGAGCCTTTACGGGAGGTTGATCAGTTCAGATGCAATGCATCACAGCGCAACGTTCGGCGCGTGCAGCGCGGTAGTCCATTTCGGCACCGACCAGGAGATACAAGGCAGCGACGATGAGCGTTACGCCCCAGATTTGCCAGAGTTTCATCCGATCAACCCCGCTTTGAAGCAAACCAGCAAGTACCAGAAGCAGCCGACGCCGGCGCCCAGCAGGGCAACGTACAGCGGAAGCTTTGCGTGTACGCGGTCGCATGCATGGAGCAGGGCGTTGTCGCATGGTGCGCGGTTCATCATTCATCCCCTTGATTCGAATCTCGCCGTGTTCGGTGAGTGCCTGAGATGAATAATACGAAAGTATTTGCCGGATGTAAATACAAAAGTATTTGAGGTAGTAAAAAAAATCCCGCCGGTGTGGCGGGACGGTTGAAAAGTGCGCGTCTTTTCGTTAGCCAGCCGGGCCGTTCTTGAGGCCTGGCGCCATGCGCTCGGCGATTGACTGCGTCCAGGCGTTCAAGAGGTACGCGTCGGGCGTTCGGCAATCAGCGCCCAGGTGGCCGGCCGTGAACGTATTTGTGTACACGCCATCCGTGCCGGCAACGAGATTCGAGGGAAGTATCCCCACCGGGAATCCTGCGGCTTGGCCTGCGGCCGTTGCAATGGCCGCAGCCACCCCATCTGCCGCGCTGTGACCCGCCGGCGCGTCGCAGGTGGGGATTGGCACGATCGCGTACACGAGCTTCCCGCTAACGTGCGCCCGCTGGATGAAGGTGTAGATGTCCTGTTGGAACGTGGCGAGGGCAGCCTGCTGACTCGAGTCATCCATCGGCGTCACCATGTCGTCAATCTGGAAGTTGATGACCAGGAACCCGTTCGGATCAGTCTTGAACTGGTCGTTTGTCGGGGGGAGGCCGTTGTTTTCGCCCAGGATCAGCGCATGCAGGCCTGTACCGTTCAGCACCTGAGGCGTGACGGTCGCAGTTACGCCCTGGTCCGCCAGCGCATCTGTGAGGGTCTTAACCGTCGTCGCTGCGCCATCCGATGCAGCGGGATCCGACGCGGCATGCACGATCGCAACCTTTGCGACAGCCGCACCGCCGGTCACGCTCGGCAGGGGATTCCCGTAGAACGAGATGTTGGCGACTTTCGATGTTGATGCTGGAGAGCCACCGTCTCCACCTCCGCCGCACGCAGCCAGCGAAAGAGCCGCGAACAGCGGGAGAAATGCTTTTTTCATTCTGATGGTCCCCGAAAGGTTTTGTAATTGAGCTTTCAAGTTAACATCAGAAGATTACGGGCGCAACGTTCGAATTCACCTCACACGTCACATGGGACAAAAAAAGCCCGCACGAGGCGGGCTAATGTTGGACACTGCGTCGCGCTGAGACGCGACGTCAATATTATGCACGCCAAGCTTTCGCTATGTCGCTCTGACAATAAAAAGCCCTGCTTGGGGCAGGCTCCCGGAGCTGTCGCTTCGCCAGTTTCATCCGGTCAGTCGCGTGACGAAACTGCACGAAATATTAGTACGGGAGTGACTCCGTATGCCGCTGGGGACCGACCCATCAGCTCTCGAATGGCGCCGAGCAGCGTTGAAGCCGCTGACATTAGCTGGCTGTTGACGACCTCCCCGGTATCATCATCATCTTCTGCGTCCGGGGTTGCATCTAGGACCGCGAGCACGTGCCAAACACCTCGAATCGTACTTCCGTGAGTCAGCGCAAGGGACGCGGCACTAACGATCAGATGTTGGTCCTGTAAACAAGCCCACACATTATTGCCGGCATGGTCGACCATCGTGAGTTGCGGCGCGGGCGGCATTACCTTAAGGATTTCGCCGATGCCTTTCATCATGGCCTTGGCTGAGGTCAATTGGGTTTTGTTCTGGTGCGTAACCTTTGCGTCGGCTGCCATGTAAGACGTGCCAGGCGTCCAGACATCCTGAAGGAGCTTAATATCGAGCAGCTGAGGAGTACCCGTAACGAGTACTAGCGAGCCAATTTTTGCGGCACTTAGGTCGCGCTCGATGAAATCAAGTTCATCCAGCCGATCGAGAACATTCAGAGGCAACGACCAAGAAGAGTCAAAGCTGCGCTCGTACGATAAATTGGCGCTCTGCTGAGAGCCAATCTTGCCACTGACCCCGCCCTTTATATCGGCTTTGGCTATTAGCGCGTTAGCTTTCGCCGAGGCGTCGACCCCGCCACCTACCTCGCTAGTTGCCGTCTCGCCAGTCTGGGAGGTATGTTTGTGCCCTATGGGCACGCCATCGTCTACGACTTGCGCAAGCCAGGACCTTAAGCGTTCTGTGTCTGCGTATAAAAAGTCATAGATGGAATCGATGCTTTGTGACTCGCGCGCCATCCTTCATTTCCCTTTCAATTTTTGTTCGTTTTTCTTCGAGGGATTTTTGCGACTGCACGATGGATTGTCCAAGCTCGCGGAACGCGTCGCGCACGCGCTCAGCGGAGCTTTCGCCCGCAAGAAGCGCTTCAACGAAGGTTTCGGATTGCTTTTTCATGGAATTCATTCTAGCAGGTCACAAAATCCAGGTATCGAACCCTAAATAATTTTGACGCGTACGCGGGTATCGCTCGTAACCAGCGTGCATTCCCCATTCGGTCCGGTCCGGTTATCAAACCCTGCTTTAAAGCTGACTAGATAGCCGAGAGCGCATCAAACGCGCTTAAGGAGCGGGCAATTCGTGCGCGGTCTTTCTCGGTCAAATCAAACTCGTCGCGCTTATCGTCGCCTGAGAGCCTGACCGTGACTGATTTTGCAGCCGCTATCGCACGCATGGCGTCTACGTCGATCCCTTCGGCAGCATAGTCGACACTTTCATACACGCCTGAAGAGTTGTTGTCGTGCTTCACCCTAAGAGCGCTGAAGTCTTTCTCGTACACAATCTTTGAGTCTGCCATGACCTTGATGCGTTTGAAGAAAATCCACTCACTACCCTGATAGTGCGGAGCGATGCGCAGGAAGGCATGAGTATCATCAGGAACCGCTACGTAGACTGTGATTCCATCGCCTATCCACGGCTCGCCCTTCGCGCTAAAAAATGAGATCGACTCCATTTTGTCGCGCTCCTGCACCATCCCCTGTGTAGCCGATAGAACGGCGGCCGAGCGCTGTACGGGCGTGAGTGCCGGCTTCGCGGCTATTTGCACAGTGGGCTTGTTGTCGCAACCGAAGAGCGCGATCAGCAACGCGGCACAGACAGCTCTTTTTCTTATCATCGCTTGCTCGCATCGTCTCAATCTGGGCGCCACGCCGACGGCCTGCAAATCGCGCGAACAAAATGCATTTTCTCAATCTGATCGTCGGTAAATGACATCGCTGGATGCGCATCATTGACTGAAATCAGGTGTGTTCTTCCGGCCCGCTTATAAAGAAAGCGCTTGATCATTACGCGTCCGTCGAGCGATTTCAGCAGGACGTCATCGCCCGGTTCGATCGGCTGATTCGGTTCGATTACGACAAACTCGCCCGCCTGGATGCGAGGTCGCATCGAGTCTCCCTCGCATTTCAAGGCATACGCGTCTGGATCGCGAGTAGGGAAGTCGACGAAACCGTCTCCTTGCCCTACGGGGTATTCCAAATCCGACCAGTGCCCGTTGTCTCCCAGCTGTGCCATTCCTACCACGGGGATCGGTTTCCAGTTTGTTATAGGTATTGGATCGAACGCATCGTTGTGGCGGATAGCTGTCTTTCTAGACCCCTTGCCCAGCATCAACCATACAGAGTTGATGCCGAATGCTTCCTGCAACGCCACGGCTTGATCCACGCCTATTTGATTAGTCTTGCCTGAGAGCCAGCCCGCGACAATTTCGTCCGTGGTCTTCGCCGCAGCGGCCACTTTCGAGATATTGCCGTCAGCCTCATCGATCAGTGACTTAATCCTATCAGCCAACCCGGCATCACCCATGCCGAGAACAGAGGCAACTTTACCCGTTTCTTTGCCGCCTCCGGTAAGCCATTCGACAGTTACGCCCAAGGCGCCCGCAATTTTTGGGAGCAGGGTCGAGCTCTTGTTTCGGCCGCTTTCGAGGTGACCTATCGTCCCCTGACTGACGCCAGATTTCGCGGCCAGGTCTTCTTGCGACCAGCCGAGCTTTGAACGGGCCTCGATGAGGCGTTTTCCAATATTACTCATGTATTGGATTGTGCCCGATGGTCCAACTACATTGGTATTGACATCCAAATACATAAGTATTATTCTGAAGTTATTATCAATGATGCCTAGGGCAAAACATGGACGCGCAACAGCTCGTCGTTTCGATTCGGAAGCTTGGGCTTTCTCAAGAGCAGGTCGCGCAGCGCGTTGGAATGACGCAAGGCGCGATCAGCCACATCGAGACGGGCCGCCGCAAGGACGTGCGCGCCACCACCAAAGACAGCCTCGTTGCCCTTCACGCTGAATTGCTCAGCACGGCCGAGGCGGCGTAGTGCTCACGTCAACAGAAATTAAAGAGATTCGCGCGGTGCTGTGCGAAATGGCTGCGCGAGGTTGCATCGGCGCGCAGATGGATCGAGCCAAGAAGGATTTGATCGATCAGTTTCTTGCGTTGAAAGCGGCGACAGCGAAGCCAGCAGCAACAGCGAAGTAATCGACGAAGGTCCTTCGGCCGGGTTCACCCGATCTTCTGAAGGACTACTAAGTCGCCGCCCCTGCGGTCCGAGGTTTCCGTTTTTCATTTTTGTTTTACCCCGTGTTGTTTTTGTTGTTGACCGAAATATACGTTCCGCAACGCAGCAGAAACACGTTTGTCTGGAGATTGAATTGAACATCCTCGATACCGCGCATGCAGTTGCACACGATTATCCCGGCGGTTGTGAGTCACTTGCGCCTCGTATCGGGATGTCGCCGGCCGTTCTGCGCAGCAAGGTCAACCCGAACACGGACACTCACAAGCTCACGATCCAAGACGCTGTGCGCATCACGGACGTGACGAACGATGAACGCATCATCGAAGCGTGGGCGACAGAGCGCAATTCCGTGTTGGTGAAGCTGCCCGCCGCGAGCGACGAGCCAGACAACGAAGAGATCCTCGAGAAATTCCTGAAGCTAACCATGCAGTACGGTGAGCTCGCGCGACGTCACCAGGAAGCGACGCAGGACGGTGAAGTCGACGATCAGGAAATGTCGGACCTCGAACGCATCGGCGCCGCTATCCATCGGTCGGTCGAAGAGATCAACGCTCTGACAAAGCGTATCTATAAACGCGCACCAACTGCGCGGACCGTAGTGAAGGCGGCTTGATCATGCCGACCGCCATCCCTGTCATCGATCGCGCCGCGCTGGATTCATTGTGCCGCGGCAATTTCTTCCTTGGCCCGATCGCGCGCGCTGTCATCCGTGAAGTTGCGACCGGCGCGCTGAAACGTCACCCGAACTATCCACGGATCTGCCTTTCGTGCGGCGCCCTTGAGTCACTCGACGGCTCGCTGCCGTGCGACCACTGAGGAAACAATGAGAACAGCCCAAACCCAACTTGCTGCATACGACGCGCTCACCGCGCCGAAGATCTCGGCCAGTCAGCAGATGGTGCTTGCCCTGTTCGCGGGCCATGCCATTACGCTCACGCGCCAGGAGATTGCCACCCGCGCGAAACTCCCGCTCGCCAGCGTGTGCGGCCGGGTGCGCGAGCTGCTCGACGCCGAAGTGCTCGTGATTCGCGGCTCTCGCAAATGCATCGCGACGGGGCAGAGCAATCAGACGGTCGGTCTGCCGATCGAGGTGGCATCTGCCTGATATGGCGCTCGCTGACGTCATTCATATGCCAGAGCAGCCGCGCACGCTGCAGGTCGAGCAGGGCTTCACTCGCGTTGCTCACGGCATTGTCGAGGCGCTTGCGCTGGCTGATCTGAGCAAGCGCCAATACAAGGCAATGCTCGTCTTAATCCGCCTCACGTATGGCTTCAACAAAAAATCCGATGAAATCAGCCTGTCCCAGTTCGAAGAGAAAACCAATGTCTTCAAGGCGAACATGTCGGGTGCGATCGATGAGCTTGTGTCGATGAACGTCTTGCTCCGTACGCCAGGCAAGCACGCTGCCTGCCTGGCAATCAACAAGGCGTTCCAGCAGTGGACCGGGAAAGCGAAAGTGGATGCTTCCAAGGTTTGGGGTTATCAAAACAATAACCCTAAGGTTATCGAAACGATTGTTTCGGGTGATCAAAACGATAACTCTGAGGTTATTGAAACGATAACCACAAAAGACAACTCCAAAATACATAACCAAAAGACAACTCCAAAAGAAACCCTTTCGCGCTCGCTTCGCGAACGCTTTGAGATTTTCTGGGCGTTGTACCCGAAGAAAAAATCGAAGACCACGGCAGAGAAGGCTTTTGCCAGGCGCAATCCGGACGAGCAGCTCTTCAACGACCTGATGGCAGGTCTTGAGCGTGCCATGACTTCGGAGCAGTGGCAGAACCCGCAATTCATCCCGCACGCCGGCACATGGCTGAACGCTGGCGGATGGATGGACGAGATCCAGTCCGCGTACACCGATTCCGAACTTGCCGTGATCCGAGCCTTCAATGAGGCACTCGGGGAGCGTATCGGAAAGGTGGATGAGGCTGTTTTCGTTGGGGCTCGCGCCGGCGCTATCCGATTTTTCCTGAACCACCTGAAGGCCGATCCGGACGCATGGAAGCGGTATTTCCCAGCCGTGCGCGACAAGGTCGACCTGCCGCCGCACGCCGGCTTCGATTATCTGGTGAGCGCCAAGGGCTATGGCGACGTGAAGGGCCGCATGGCGGTACCGCGCAACGCCGACGGCACGAAGGCGGCTGGCGAGTGGCACACCACCGCGAGCGGCATCAAAGCGAAAGCGAAATCCATGGGCATCGCATTCAGCGACGACGAGCCGGTTCCGGCGATCGCCGTGCGTGTGCGTGCCGCAATCGCGAAATCGGAGGGCGCATGAATACCTGCGCAACCTGCAAGCACACCACCACAAAACCCGGCCACATCGCCATTTACAACCGCGGCTTTCGCAATTGCGCGCACCTGCCGACGTACCAATACGTCGTGGGAAACGCCGAGTGCCGTCTTAATCCGCCGAAATGGGAACAGAAGCAATGACCAAGCGAGCATCTTGGCCGATGGTGGTCCCGGCAGGAACGAAGAACGTCGGCACGGCAACGGTTCACGACGAATCGCCACTGCGCATGACGACCGCGCAGCGCCTCATCTACGAGATGAATGGAAACCCGCCGCAGTCGAGCGCGCTGGACGATCCGACTGACCCATTCGACCCGTCGCTGATTCGACGTCTACCGGTCGCGCTGGCGGCAAAGAAGCCTCCGAAGTACCGCAACACCAGGTGCGAACACCAGGGCATCAAGTTCGACAGCGAGAAGGAGCGGTCGCATTGGTTCTTTCTGATCCAGCAGCAGGCGGCGGGACTCATTCGTGACCTGCAGCTGCAGGTCCCGTTTGTTCTGACCGAGCGCAAGCAGCGCGACGACGGCACGTGGGAGCGCGCATCGAAATACGTTGCTGATTTCACCTACATGCGCGACGGCAAGCTGGTGGTCGAGGACGTGAAGTCGATCGCCACCCGGAAAAACCGCACGTACATCCAGAAGCGAAAGCTGATGCTTGTGAAGCACGACATCACGGTAAAGGAGATATAGGAGTGCGCCGCTATTCGGAAGAGGAAAAGCAGATTGTTCGCGAGATCTGGGCTTCGCCCGTCTTGTTGAAGCAGCAGATGGACAGATTGCCAGGCCGCACGCCATGGAGCGTACAACGCCAAGCGACGGTGCTCGAACTCGGCCCAAAGAACCATTCCGAGTCGCCGCTTTATGAGCGCATTTGCGTGCTGATGGACGATAAGGAGGCGCGGACCGTGAAAGAGATAGCCGCCGCGCTTTTCGCGAGTCAGTCGCGGACCAACAAGCTATTGCGAAAGGCCTGCGATTCGGGTGAATTCCATATCGCTAAGTATCGGCCACGGCCGGTCAACGGCACGCCGACGCCGGTTTTCAGGAAGGGCAAAGGCCGGAACGCAAGGCGCGCCACTGTGATGACTCTTGCGGAGCGCGCACGTAAATTTCGGATGCAGGTGGACCCTGTTGAGTATGCATTCAAGCGCCGGAAATACGCGCTCAACAGGAAGATCAAGCTCGGCCGTGTGCGCCCTGACGCGCTGTCTAACGCGTTGTTCGGGAGAGCGTCGGCATGAAGCTTTATCTCGCCGGCCCGATGACGGGGTATCCGGAATTCAACTTTCCCGCGTTCGCTGCGGAGTCGGCTCGCCTGCGTGCGCTCGGATTCGAGGTCGTTAATCCGGCCGAGCTCAACGTGGGCAGTGATGGCGATTGGCTAACCTGCATGCGCACCGACATTCGCGAGCTGGTGACGTGCGAAGGCATCGCGCTGTTGCCAGGATGGGAAAAATCGAAGGGCGCGCGCATCGAAGAGGGCATAGCGCGGCAGCTCGGATTCTGCGTGTACACGTCGGCGCACATTATCGACCTGATCGCGGGCTTGGTCGTGCTGTCCGATAAAGCGTTGGTTGAACTGATGGCGGCAGCACGACGTTCGCTCGCAAACCAGGCTCGCCGTTCAGCAGCTTCGCAACTCCGAAGACGCGCATGAAGCGCACGGAGATGAAAAAGCGCGCGAAGCGGAAGCCGACAGTCGCCGAAGGTTCGAAGTACATCGACGCGTGCCGAGGTGAGGAGTGCTATCTCCGCGTGCCCGGCGTGTGTGTCAGTCGTGGTTGGTCGCATGACTCAGTTGTCGATTGCCATTCGAACCAATCGCGTCATGGCAAGGCCGGCGGGCGGCGCGCCGACAACATTTACACCGTGCCCGGTTGCGGCCCGTGTCACGCGTGGATCGACCAGAACCGCGTCGGCACACCGAGGCAGGTGAAATTCGATGTGTGGGACGCAGCTTATGAGGAGTGGCGTTTCGTACGGGCCAAGAAAATGGGAATGGTTGAGGAGGTCGAGTGCACGGAATCAAATTAGAGGTCAGCGTGCTGCTGCCGAGTCCGGTCTACCGGCATCGGTCGCGGTTTCTTTGGAATCTTAAGCAAAGCGGCCGTGAGGCGATTTTCCAAATCTCGCCGTCGAAGCTGATCGGCCCGATCCGCTATCCAGGAAGAAATCAGCCTGCAGAGATTTGGGCCGTTGCGCAGCTGCCCGATCGTTACATCGATTTCGCGCCGGCGCTCACGAAGCTGCCGGACGGAAACTATCGTTTCAATGTTGTCGTGAACCACAACCGAACGACACTGCGTCCGATTCTGGATAGCGGCGCGCTCGAATCTGGGTCCATGGAGGTGGTGCTGTGAGTTTCGATGCCTTGTATTACGCGCTTGGTATTCGCTCGCGAGATTGGACAAAGCCCGTCGAGGCGCCGAAGCAATGAGCGCATTCGCCTACATCCAAACCGCCGACATTCCCCGTCCGCTGACCGATACCGCGGCGCGCCGCATTGATGCCCACACTCAAGCGAACCTGGTCGCATTCATCGGCTGTCCGCTAGTAGGTGTCGAGAGTGATGATGAGGTTGAGTTTCCTTTTCCGCGTGCGATCGAGATCCGTGAATCGCTTGTCTCGTGGCTTGTGCATTGGGGAATCTGCTTTCGGGTAGTGCTGTAACGCGTAGCGCGGCGGCGGCAACAAACAGAAAAACGATTATCAAAGGATGAACATGGAATCGGTCAAGCATGAAGGGATTTTCAGAAGCGCACACGAGGCTGTGGTGTTTGCGTGCAACTATGCGGCCCAACAATACGCCATGTCGCCAATGGCAAAGCTTTTGCAGCGTGGATCGAGCGGCAGCGGCCGAGGCTTAATCGGGCTTGATGGTGCAGCGCAATCGGGCATGGTGCTGGCCGAGCTCGGCAATATTGACTACGTGCAGATGCTCGTGCTCGTTGCGCGTTGCGCGCCGCGAAAAGAGCGCTGCGAATGCAACCATAGCTGTTGTGGTGGCTGGAAACCGAATCCGCTGTATCGCGATGCAGTGAGTCAGCTAAGTGATCTAGTGATACCGGCTCTCGGTGGGGTTTTCACGCTCCGTCGTTTTCGGTTGGCTGCGATCGAGAAGTACTTCGGCGAGAAGCTGAAAATGAAAGACGTCGCGGCAGATCTGAATATCCCGCCACGCACAGCCGAGCGGCACGCGTCGATTATCAATGCCTACCTGAAGGACACTGAGAAAACCGCATGGACGGAATGGTACGGGCAACTCGACGTCGCCGGCATGCTGTTCTCACAAAACGCTTGACTGGCGGAAAACACCGCCATATCATCCCGTTTCATATACCGTAGGACAACTACGAGAGAAGAGCCCGCGATGCGAAAGCAGCGGGCTTTTTGCGTTGGTCGTCAATACAATGTGCCCTCCACAACGTAGGAGGCTACATGCCGACCTTTATTGAAGAACGGACTTCGGTGCTGCTAAGCGGGCATCGTCTGCAGCTCGCGCATCAAAAACAGCTTACCCAGACCGCGCGCGCGATTGTTAACGCCGTTAGAAGTCGTTGGGATATTGATCCAGACCTATGCAAGCTAGGTACCCAGGAGGATGGGACATTCTTTGAAAACAAATTCCGCGATGCTGACGATCAGCAGCGCCTCGAATTTGATGTTCGAGTTCTTTTGGATGCCTACGAGCCCGATCCACATTGGGTCTTTTGGTTGCCTGTGGAGGTTCAACGTACGCAGCAAGGCATATTTGCGCGCGTTGATGGTCGCGAGAGCCATCTTGTCGTCTCTCCGTCGGGAGGCGCCTTCAATCTGGACACTGTTCTTCATGAGTTTGATACTGTCCTGACTGAAAAAACTGAGGATGAATCTTCGAGGTTCAGGCTGAAGCCATAACGGGACAGCGAAGTCGCGCCCAGAGATACTAGAAAGCCCGCCCGGTTCGCGCCGCGCGGGCTTTCCGTTTTCAGGTGGTCTTGATCTTTTCAGCAATGGTGTTAAGCAGGGCGGCGATGTAAGCGCCATCTAATTCACCATTGGATTTCGCCGCAGTGGCATCGCCCATCGGTGTCCCGTGCAGTTTCAGGCTATTGGCAGCCGCTGCCGCTGTGATCACCTGTGCAGCAAGTTCTAGAGCTTTGTAGTGGTTCACGCTAGACATTCTTAGTTCCTTTTTATCCTGTGCCGGCCCATCCGGCGCGCTAATTCTACGCCTCCACCATGAACCTGAAAGCCATCATCGCGAAGGTTGTCTCGTGGTTCAAAGGCGAGGCAAAAGCCGTTGAGCAGCAGGCCGAAGCGATCGTGTCGCACGTTGAGTTCGATGTGTCGACCGACTTTAGTGCGGTCCTGGCGCATCTCACGAATCAGCTCGTTCCCACCAAACTCGCAGCAGAACTCACTGGAGCAATCATGAGCACACCCGCAGCAGCACCGGCTACCACGGCCAGCAACGTCAACGCCGCCATTCAGATCGCGCTTGCATTGAAGGCAATCGACGCATCGTTGTCGGTCGACGCAGTGCAGGCAGCAACCAACGCCGCGCTTGCCGCGCTGTATCCGGCAGTCTGATAGGCATGAGCAAGGTCAGGTTGCAGACGCTGAGAGCGCGCTTGCAACCTGCTGTTGGTCGTGTCGCTGTGATGCAGCCCGGATCATGGCGCACCGACAAGCAATCGAGCACAGCACGTGGTTACGGATATGCCTGGCAGAAAGCGCGCGCCGGACATCTGCGTAACCAACCGTTTTGTGTGTTCTGCCTGCGCGATGCAGGCATTGTCGCAACGAGCATTGAGGACGTGATCCTTGAGTGCGCCGAGCGACGTGTGGCAGCGCCGTATGCGTCTGTGGTCGATCACATGGACCCGCATCGCGGCGACATGAAGCTGTTCTGGGACACGGGCAGGTGGCAGTCGCTGTGCGCACACCACCACAGCGCGGAGAAGCAGAGACAGGAAGCGCAGGGTTGATATGGTTGTTGTGAAACATTGAAATGTTCCACGAAATGCACCAATAAAGGGCGTATATTGTAAAATGTACCGATAGAATGAAGCGATAGGCGGGGGTAGTCGAAAGTCTGTGACTATTTACCGTCTAGACCGCCAGTTCCCGCACGCGCAGAAAATTTCCCCTTTTGAGGTTTTTGTTAATGGCTTTAACAGCGAAAAAGAGGCTTTTCGCCGACGCTGTTTTAGCCGGCAAAGCTAATAAGGACGCGGCAATCGCGGCGGGTTACAGCGCCGCGACGGCGTCGGCAGCAGGCTCACGTCTTGTTAAAGACAAGGACGTGGTGCTGTACATGGCCGCGCACAAGATTCAGCAGGAATCCAAGCCTGCGCCGGCCGGAAAATCGACCGGTGGTTCGAGAGCGCCTGCTGATTTCGACATCGACGCGATGACGAGCTTCACCGACCCGAAGGCATTCCTCATTGCCGCGATGAACGACTGCCGGACAGAGCCGAAGCTTCGGGTCGATGCGGCGAAAGCGTTGATGCCCTTCGTTCATCAGAAGCTGGGCGACAGCGGCAAGAAGGAACAGCGCGAAGCGGACGCGAAGAAGGTGGCGAGTCGGTTTTCGCCTGGCGCCCCGCCGAAACTGGTGGCTAACGGCGGCAAGAAAGTCTGACGATGGAGTGGACCACTGCCTGTCCGGATTGGGAAAAGCGGCTGATAGAGGGACGGTCGATCATTCCTGCGCCGATCTTTCCGGACCAGGCCGAGCAGGCGCTCGCGATCTTCAAGGAATTGCGCGTCGTTGACCTGCCGGGCAAGCCGACGTTTGGCGAGTGCAGTGAACAGTGGGTGTTTGACTATGTTGCCGCAATCTTCGGCGCGTATGACGCCGAGGCTGGGAAGCAACTGATCCGCGAATACTTCCTGCTCATCAGCAAGAAGAATACGAAGTCGACCATCGCGGCCGGGATCATGCTCACCGCCGTCATTTTGTGTTGGCGGGATGAGGAGGAGCATTTGATCCTCGCCCCGACGAAGGAAGTTGCCGACAACAGCTTCAAACCGGCGGCCGGCATGATCAGGGCCGACGAAGAGCTGTCGGCGCTCTTCCATATTCAAGATCACATTCGCACGATCACGCATCGAGTCACGCGCGCAACCCTGAAGGTGGTCGCGGCGGACACCGATACGGTCTCGGGAAAGAAGTCTGGGCGAATCCTCGTAGATGAGCACTGGCTATTCGGTAGCCGCGCCAATGCGGAAAGCATGTTCATGGAGGCAACGGGCGGCCAGATCTCTCGCGAGGAAGGTTGGGTAATCTACCTGACTACGCAGAGCGATGAACCGCCCGCGGGCGTGTTCAGGGAAAAACTGAATTACTACCGTGATGTGCGGGACGGGAAGATTGACGACAAAAAGTCGCTGGGAGTGATTTACGAATTCCCCGAGGCCATGATCAAGTCTAAGGCGTACCTCGACCCGGCCAACTTCTACATCACGAACCCGAATATCGGTCGCTCGGTGAGCGCTGAGTGGCTGGAAGACCAGCTGAAGAAGAACAAGTCGAAAACTGACGGTGGCTTTCAGACGTTTCTCGCGAAGCACCTGAATGTCGAGATCGGCCTTAACCTGCGATCCGACAGATGGGCCGGCGCGGAATTTTGGGAGGCGGCAGCGTTAGCCGAGCGTGTCACTGTCGATGACCTGATTGCGAGGTGCGAAGTCATAGATGGGGGCATCGACGGCGGCGGGCTAGACGACTTGCTCGGCGTCGCGGCGCTCGGTCGTGAACGTGAGACGCGGCGTTGGTTGCTCTGGACACACGCGTGGGCACATTTATCAGTGTTTGAGCGTCGGAAAGAGATCGCGCCAATGCTGCGTGACTTCGAAAAAGAGGGCGATTTAACCGTTGTCACCCAGATGGGCGATGACGTAGAGGAGGTCGCTGACATTTTTGCGCGAATCTATGCAGCGGGGCTGCTGGATAAGATCGGGTGCGACCCGGCTGGCATTGGCGGCGTGCTAGATGCACTTTCTGAAGCCGGCATCCCAGAAGAGCAGGTGATAGGGATTTCGCAGGGCTGGAAGTTGTCCGGCGCAATAAAAACAGCCGAGCGGAAACTGGCTGAGGGCGTGCTCGTGCACGGCGGCCAGCGAATGATGGCCTGGTGCGTCGGCAATGCGCGCGTCGTGCCGGTCGGAAATGCGGTGAACATCACAAAACAGGTCAGCGGGACGGCAAAAATCGATCCGCTTATGGCTACTTTCGACGCAGTATCGCTGATGGCGCTCAACCCGGCGGCGCAAGGCCCGTCCGTGTACGAGTCGCGCGGCATTCGATTCCTTTGAGAGACTAATTAATGAGTTTGTTCGATTTGCTCCGGCGCGGTGCACCGGCGGCGGCCCAAACTCGCCCTCAAGAACCGACCATGCCGCGCGCAGCAGTCGGCCCCGGCGCGTCGACGACGTTCACTGGGATGGATGATCCGCGGCTCCTGGAGTTCATCCGGCGCGGCGAGATAGAGGGATTTTCGCCAGCGTCGCGCAGTCTGCGCAACATGGCGATCCTGCGTTGCGTCACGCTGATCTCCGAGTCGATCGGCATGCTGCCGCTAAACCTCATCCAGAACGACTCGGACAAGGAATATGCCACCGCACACCCGGCCTATCGACTGCTGAAGCGCAAACCGAATGACTGGCAGACGCCTTACGAATTTAAGAATCTGCTGCAGCTCCACGCATTGCTGCACGGGAATGGTTATGCGCGCGTGATCTGGTCGGGCGCTCGCCCGATTCGGCTTATTCCCATGAACCCGCTCGCGACGATGCCGAAACTGTCGTTCGACTGGCAGATGACGTACGAATACACGGCGCCAGGCGGCTCGACGACGACGTTAGCGGCTAAGGAGGTTCTGCATCTTCGAGACCTATCGCTAGACGGCGTGCACGGCATTTCGCGCATCAGGCTCGCTCATGACGCGCTGGACCTTGCGCGACATGCGGAGACTGCGGCCTCGCGCACGTTCCAGACTGGCGTAATGGCAGGCGGTGCTATCGAAGTGCCGAAAGAGCTTTCCGACAACGCCTACAAGCGCATGCAGGATTCGCTTGGCGACAACTACAGCGGTTCCGAGAACACCGGCAAATTCATGATTCTCGAAGAGGGCGCGAAGGCCAGTAAGTGGGCCAACACGGGGAAAGATGCCCAGCAGCTCGAGACTCGAAACCACCAAATCGAAGAGGCCGCTCGCGCATACGGCGTGCCGCGTCCGCTGTTGATGATGGACGACACGAGTTGGGGCAGTGGCATCGAGCAGCTAGCCATCTTCTTCGTGCAATACGGACTTTCGCACTGGTTCACCGCATGGGAACAGGCATGCGCCCGCGTGCTGCTCACCGATGCAGAACTGGAAACCATGAAGTTCAAGGTCAACGAAGGGGCGCTCCTGCGCGGGACGCTGAACGATCAAGCCAACTTTTTCGCGAAGGCGCTCGGCGCCGGCGGCCAAAAGCCGTGGATGAGCCAAAACGAAGTGCGCGAGTGCTCGGACCTGCCGAAATCGGACGATCCGACCGCGGACGACCTGAAGAACCCAATGACCCAGAAAGGACCGATCAATGAGCCTCCTGCAGCTTCCTGAGATCCGGGCCGACCACCGCCTGAATTCGGCGCAATTCGATTTGCGGCCGGATGCGCTCGAGCGATGGGAGCCCGAGGTGCGTGCCGCGAACGACGGCTCGGCGTCGATCTCGATCTACGACACGATCGGCGACAACTGGGAAGGTACCGGTGTGACGGCGACACGTATTTCTGCGGCGCTACGCAGCATCGGCGCAAATCAAGCCGTCACTGTGAACTTGAATTCACCAGGCGGCGACTTCTTCGAAGGGGTCGCGATCTTTAACCTGCTTCGTCAGCATCAGGCGAAAGTTACGGTTCAGATACTTGGCCTTGCCGCGTCGGCCGCGTCGGTCATCGCGATGGCCGGTGACGAAATTCTGATGGGCGAGGGCTCATTCCTCATGATTCACAACGCGTGGACGGTCGCAATCGGCAATCGACACGACCTGGCGCAAGCGGCGCAAACACTTGAGCCGTTCGATGCAGCCATGGCGAACCTATACGCGAAACGCACGGGTATTAGCCAGGACGCAGCAGCAACGCTGATGGATCGGGAAACGTGGATCGGCTCCGACCAGGCCGTAGCGGACGGTTTTGCGACCGGGCTTATCGACGGATCGCAGATTGACAAGAACACGAGTGCCAGCGGCAACAAAAGAGCGCTTGCACTCATTGAAGCATCAATGGCGAAGGCGGGTTACTCACGCTCGCAGCGCCGCGATGCATTCAAAGCCCTTTTCACCGGTACGCCGTGCGCTACCGGGAATCCTGCCATGCCGAGCGCTGGCGAAGACGTTGCAGCATCGCTGCAAAACCTCCTCAACGCAATTCAAGGTTAATCATGAGCAAAAATCTGTTGATCGCCGCTATTGCGGCAACCTTTGGCGCGTCGTATGGCTTCGTGCCGCGAGGCATCGTCGCTGTACGCGCAGACGTCGGCATGCCCGAGGTAAAGGCGCTGATCGAAAACTTGCAGAAGGCGTTTGCCGAGTACAAAACCGAGCACACGAAGCAGCTCGATGCTGTGAAGGCGGGCCTGCCGACCGCAGACATCACGGCGAAGGTCGAGAAGATCGGCGCGGACATGGACGTCCTGCAGAAAGCCATCGACGACACCAACGTCAAGATGGCTGCCGCGCAGATGGCCGGCGGCGCGCAGTTGAAGGACAAGGAATATACCGAGGCCTTCAAATCGCACATGCGCAAGGGCGACGTCCAGGCTTCGATGAGCAAGGGCACGTCGACCGATGGCGGCTATCTGGCGCCGGTGGAATGGGACCGTACCGTGACCGACAAGCTGGTGCTCATCTCGCCGATGCGCGCTATCTCCGGTGTTCAGCCGATCTCGACGAACGGTTATAGCAAGCTGTTCAACCTTGGTGGCACCGCGAGCGGGTGGGTCGGCGAAGCGGCTGCGCGGCCTAATACCAATGGCCCGCAGTTTGCGTCGCTGAATTTCACGACCGGCGAGCTGTACGCGAACCCGGCGGCGACGCAACAGTTGCTCGATGACGCACTGATCGACCTGGAAACGTGGCTTGCCAACGAGGTACAGATCGAGTTTGCGCGTCAAGAGGGCGCTGCCTTCGTCGCAGGCGACGGCGCGAACAAGCCGAATGGCATTCTGACGTACGTCACAGGCGGCACGAACGCCGCTACACACCCGTTCGGCGCGATCGAGTTGGTGAACAGCGGCGCCGCGGCCGCGATCACGTCGGACGGCGTGGTCGATCTGATCTATGACCTGCCGAGCGCATACACGGGCAACGCGCGTTTCATCATGAACCGCGCCACGCAGGGCCTGATCCGCAAGCTGAAGGACGGTCAGGGCAACTACCTGTGGCAGCCGTCGTATGTGGCAGGACAGCCGTCGACGTTGGCGGGCTTTCCGATCACGGAAGTTCCCGATATGCCGGATGTGGCCGCCAACGCCACGCCGATCATGTTCGGTGACTTCAAGCAGGGTTACCTGGTGATCGACCGCATCGGCGTCCGGGTGTTGCGTGACCCGTTCACCAACAAGCCGTTCGTGTCGTTCTACACGACCAAGCGGGTGGGCGGCGGTGTCGTGAATCCGGAACCGCTGCGCGGACTCAAGGTGGCAGTGAACGCGTAATTCGAATCTCCGTAGGCGAGTGTGGGTTGAGGGGCGTCCTAGCGGCGCCCCTTCTTTTTGAAGGTGAGTTATGCCGAAGTTCATCAAGCCGTTCCGCGGCGCGCCGAATGGCGAGATTTATCCCAAACAATTTGAAGCGGGCGACGAGTGTCCATCCGAACTCGAGTCTGGCGCGAAGGAACTTGGCGCGCTCGAAGGCTCCGAGAAGCCGGCGAAGGCGACCAAGTAAACCATGGCACTCGTCGAAATCAGCCTGGCGCTGGGTTTTTTGCGGCAGGACGCCGGCGTTGAAGATGACGTCGTGCAAGCGCTGCTAGACGGCGCGACGCAGTCGGCGCTCGACTATCTGAATCGTCAGGTTTTCGAAGACGACGAAGCGATGGCTGCAGCGGTGACGGCAGGCACGGCCGGCGACTATCCGATGGTCGTCAACGGCGCGATTAAAGCGGCCATTCTCAAAACGACCGGCGAGCTGTATGCGAACCGAGAGGATTCAGTAAGCAGCAAGACTGTCGAGTTGCCGTTCAATGCGCGGACCCTGTTGCGGCCGCATCGCATCGTGCCAGGCATCTGATGCGAGCCGGTTCCCTTAATCGCCGCGTGCGCATCGATCAGCGCGCGGGCGCCGGAACGCTCAACGATCCGCTGACCTGGGCGCCGCTCGCGACTCTTTGGTGTGGCGTGTTGCTGCTCAATGGCAAGGAAACCTTGCTTGCCGATAGCGATGTCAGCACCGCGTCGGCGAGCATCCGCATTCGGTACCGAACGGACATCACGAACGGCATGCGTGCTGTCCTGCTCAAGTTCGTCGACGACGTTCCTGTCGACGATGTCGTTTTCAACATCCTGGCGCCGCTCCCGAATCTGGGCAGCCGGGAATACACGGATTTGGCCTGCTCGGCCTTCTCGAATAATGGCTAGCGCTGAATCCATCGTCGATGCCGCGCTTTCACAGATCGCCGGCGGTCGCATCTATCCGGACGTCGCGCCGGCGGGCGCCGCTAAACCGCATGTGGTTTTTCAGTCCGTCGGGGGCGTCGACGAAACGACGTTCGACGGACTTAACGAATTGCAAAACAGCCGCATGCAGGTCGCTGTCTGGTCGTTGGACCGGCCGGAAGCCGCAACCATCATGCAACAAATTCTTCAGGCGCTGACTGCGGCGCCTGTTCGTGGAACTCCGATCGGCGCGCCAGTGAGCGTGTACGAGGACGACACGAAGCTTTACGGCAGTCGCCTTGATATTTCAATTTGGTACACCGTCTGAGGAAATCATGTCCAGCACAGCAATCAGCGCACAAGGCTCAACCTTCTCGATCAATGACACCGGCACAGATCTGGTCCCGGTATGGACAAAGGTCGCGAACGTGAAGTCATTCACCGGCTTCGATGGTTCGGCAACTGAACTCGACGCGACGGATCTCGATTCGGTCGCGAAAGAGAAGTTGCTCGGGCTCATCGATGAGGGCTCGTTCTCCATCGACATCAACGTGAACATGGCCGATCCGGGACAACTCGCCATGAAGGCGTCCCAGAAGGCCAGCACGAAGAAGATGTACAAATTGACGTTGCCCGACGGCAGTGCGTCGACGTTCGACGCCTTCGTCAAGACGTTCCCGCTGTCTGGTGGTGTCGATGCGATCCTTGCAACGACCGTGGCAATGACAATCACCGGCGCGGTCACGGATGTGCCGGCCGGCGGCGGAGATTAATTGCATGCTGACACGTGAACAGATTCTTGCGGCAGACGACCTGAAGTCCGAAGAAGTGGCCGTTCCGGAATGGGGTGGCTCGGTGCGTGTCATCGCTATGACCGGCACCGCGCGGGACGCGTTTCAAGAGCGTATGGCGGTCACCGACAAAACTATCAGCTATTACCAGAATAGCTTGCTGATGGCGACAGTTGTTGGCGAAGACGGAGCACAGCTTTTCACTTCTTCGGACATGGTCGCGTTGAGTGCGAAATCAGCTGCAGCTGTGACGCTCGTTGTCACGGTCGCCGAACGCTTGAACGGTTTCGGTTTAAAGGCTGTGGAGACTGCGGAAAAAAACTCCGAAGCCGCCCCGAGCGGCTCTTCTGGTTCCGACTCGCCCGCGAGCTAAAGATGTCGGTTCGGCGCTGTCAGCATGAAGTCGACAGCGCCGAGTTTGTCGAGTGGATGGCGTTTTCAGGAATGGAAGGACTATCCGACGAAATGGACGACCTTCGATGCGGGCTCGCGACAGCAGCCATTTACAACGTGAACCGCGATACCAAGAAAGTACGCAAGCCGTTCGGTCCGGTTGACGTCGTGCCGTGGTTGTCGAAGGCGCCACCTGAAGAGGTAGCGCCGATCTTGCTCGACGACGCAAAGGCTCAGTCGAACATGTTGCGCGCAGCACTTTTCGGGAAGGCGAGTAATGGCTAAGAAAGCCTTCGAGATGGCAAATCCGGAAGCGCTGACGGCGCAGCTCAATGCGTTGGATAACGCGGTCAGCGAATCGACCTTGCGCAAGGGTGCGCTCGCCGGCGCGCGGATATTCCTCGCTGAAGAGAAGATCCGCATCCCTCGTGATACCGGCAAGGGGGCGGACTCACTGATCATCGCGTACGACGAAGAGGCATCGGTAGCAGGAAAGATTGCGTCTTATATCGTCACGTGGACGAAAGAGGCCTATTACCTCAGATTCGTCGAGTACGGCCGCTCACATATGGCCGCGCAGCCGTTTAAGCGGCCAGCATTCGAAGCGAAAAAAACGGCAGCTGCGCAGGCGGTTGCCGACGTCGTCGACACCAACATAAAGGCGAGCATCAGTGGCAAATGACAGCGTCACTCGTGTAACAGCCGACGCTAGCGGGTACCGTGCCGAGCTGGATTCGGCGCGCAAGTCCGCAGCCGCGTTCATGCAAACGCAGGACCAGGCGGCGCAGCGCGTCGCGCTTGCGCAGCAGGCCATCGCCGAAGCGGCCGCGAACGGCAGCAAGGCGAGCGCGAGCGCCATAAATTCGTTTGTATCGTCACTGAGTCGTGCTGCTGACTCCGCCGGTAAGACGCGCTCTCAGTTGCTGGAAATGAAGGCGGCGCAACTGGGCGTCTCTGATGCCGCGGCGTCGTCGATTGCTGCGCTCCGATCTTTCGAGAAAGAATCGTCCGCGAGCGGCGAAGCTGTCGAAGGGCTCGGCGTCAAGAGCGCCGGCGCGCGCCGCGAAATTCTCGTGATGATTCACGAGGCCTCGCAAGGCAACTGGAAGAACCTTGCCGGCTCTGTGCAGGTGTTCGGCGAGAAGATTGACCTGATGGGTAAGATCATGTCTCCGGCGGGCATCGCAATCGGTGTTGTCGCGGGCGCCGCCATTGGCTTCACGTACGAGGTGCTTAAGGGTGCGATGTCGCTCGACGCGCTGGCGAAATCCGCGCAGGTGACGAATGGATACCTTGGTCTGACGGCAAATCAACTCGAGCAGATGTCGATCGGCATCGCCGGGTCCGGCCAGTCCATCACGGCCGTGCAGGCCGCGATGACCGCGCTTGTGTCGAGCGGGCAGATTGCGGCCGATCAACTCAGCCTTGCCACGAAGGTGACGGCTGAGTTTGCGAGCGATACGGGCATGTCGGCGGAGCAGGCCGCGGAGGCCATGATCAAGTTTGCGCAGGATCCGAAGAAAGCGCTGGACGACCTGCAGGCCCAATACCACACGTTTTCAGCGTCTCAGGTCGATGTCATCGAGAACTACATAAAGACCGGCGATAGCGCGTCCGCATACAAGGCTATTCTCCAGGGCATGGACGAGGCGCATGCGCGCTTCAAGGATTCGGCTCAGACAAATATCGGCGTGATCCAGAAGGCCTGGCAGCTGCTCAAAGCTGATGTCATCGACACGATCAATCACATCAACGGCCTGGGCGCGGCGACATCCGACGCACAGAAGCTTGCCGACGCAACGCAGCGCATCGCCGATGCGCAGGCGAATGTGGCGAAGACCGCCTCAATGCCGAATAGCTTCGGCGCGCAGTCTGCGCAGAAGGGGTTGGACGCAGCCAAGGCATCGCTCGCCGCGATACAAGCCACGATGGCCGGGCAGCAGCAATTGGCAGCAGCCCAAGCGAAGCGGGCGGCCGGCGGTGATGCAGCAATAGCCGTGAACAGCTACCTCAACGATCCCAAGAATGCGACGCCGCTGCAACAGCGGACGTTGGCAATCCAGAGCGAGAATGCCGCGTACGCGAAGGCGACGAAGGACGTCGACAAGACGTCCGCCGACTTTGTCGCAGCGGAAAAGCGGCACGCGGACAATCTGACCGAGATCGACAAGCAATACGCAAACCGGAACGGATCGAAGGCGGCCGCAAGCGCCGCGGCGACTGCGGCTCAGCAGGCAATTCAGGCTCAACTTACGAGTCTTGACACGGTGCGCAAGCAGGCTGAGGACGGCCTCAAGACAACGCTCGACCACATCAAATCGCTGCAGGACCAAGGTCTGATCACTCAGGAAAATGCGCTCCAACAGGCTCACGACGCCCGGGCGGCTGAGTTGAAAGACGAGATCTCGACCTATCAGCAGCAGGAAGAGATCGCGAAGGGCGAAAAGAACAAGTCGGCGTATCAAAAATACGCGGCTGACATCGTGGCTGTTCAGCAAAAGATCGTCGAGAACGATGCGCAATACACGGATGACACAGCCAAGCTTGCGGCGAAGCGAGTCGCCGACCTGAAGGTCTACACGACAGCGCTGACTCAGCAGCTCGCGACGCAGCAATCGGCGGCCGACACCTCGCTTGCGGGTCTGAGCCTGGGCGGGAACGATCGTGCAGACTTCGATAAGCAGATCGCGATCCGTCAGGACTATGACCGGAAGGTTGCTGATCTCGCGAAGCAGCGCACCGAGAACAAAATCGGCCCGCAGCAATACGCGGACGAGCTCGCGGCGACGCAGGACTACTACAACCAGTCTGTGGCAATTGCGCAGAAGTCGTCGGCAGATATTCGTGCGGCAAATGCCGATTGGACGACCGGCGCGAAGCGCGCGATCGCTGACTACAGCGACCAAGCGAACAACGTCGCGGCCTCGACCGCTTCGGCCTTCACCGATGCATTCCGCGGCATGGAGGATGCATTCGCCACCTTTGTGACCACCGGCAAGCTGAATTTCACAAGTCTTGCGACCAGTGTTGTTGCCGACATCGCGCGCATGCAGGTGCGTGCCGCGATCTCTGGCCTGTTTAATTATGCGGTCAGCGCGGTGAGCTCTTACTTTGGATCCGGATCTGCCAGTGTTGGCAGCTCTGTAAGTAGTGGGTCGAGCTCATACGGTGTGGGCAGCAATTCGTACGGATTTCATTTGGCGGGCGGCGGAGCCGTGTCGGGCGCTGGAACTTCAACGTCTGATTCGATCCCCGCGTGGTTGTCCGATGGAGAGGGTGTTCTGAATGCCCGCGCCATGAAGAAGCTGGGTGTGCCGGCACTCAACGCCCTGAATCATGGAAATGTGCATGGCATGTTGCGCTTCGCGAGCGGCGGCTATGTCGGCTCGGCTGCGGCTGCGTCCACCGGCGGTGGATCGGCCGGTATCACCATTGCGCCGAACGTCACCGTCGAAGGCGGCACGAGCGCGGCGGCAAATCAGAGCAACGGCGCGGACCTGAATAAGAAGATTACGGCGGCCGTGCGCGCGGTCGTCGTGAACGAGCGCAAGCAGGGTGGTGCGCTCTGGAAGATGAAGAACGGGATCGCTTAATGGCCGATACATTCATCTGGGTGCCGACAGTCGCAAACCTGTCGGGCACCGCGACGCTGCTCGTCCGGAAAGCGCAGTTCGGCGACGGCTATGCGCAGCGGGCGGCCGACGGCATTAACAACCGCTCGTCGTCGTTCAATCTTCAGTTTGTGAAAGACGCGGCGACCATCTCCGCGATCCTTGCCTTTCTCGATGCGCACGCTGGCGCGACGGCGTTCCTCTGGACCCCGTTGCTGCGCCAGCAATCGCTATTCACTTGTGAGACGTATTCGGAGCCGGTCAAAGACGGCGCGGTCTACACCATCACAGCGACGTTTGATCAAACCTTCGCACCCTAAAAAATGACTGCACTCCAAAAGGTCGACCTCGGTACTCCCCCTACCGCGGTCGACGGCGATACCTCGCGCGACGGTTTCTCGAAGGGAAACGCGAACGTCGACGTGCTCAATAAGCAAGCGACGCTCACCAGCACAGCCGCGCTGATCACTGCCGCGCAGGCGCTTACGGTTGCTCACGTTGGTACCCGCGTCAATATCAACCTAGCTGCGGCTGGCACGGTCAATCTGCCAGCAGCTAGCGCGTGCGCTGCGGATCAGGTAGTCCATCTGCGCAATCTCGGAACAACCCTCATCACGCTCGCGATCGCGACCGGGTCGGGCGATACGATCGGACTGACTACGCTCGCTGCTGGTGAGTCTGCGGTTTTCGATACTGACGGCGTTCATGCTTGGCGTGCGCTGCTTCGCGGGCGCGCGAACAACGAACCGGCATATATGCCACTTTCAGGCGGTGTATTCAGCGCGGCGCCGACATATTCAACTCTTCCAGTTGCGCGGTCGGCCTATCAAAACGCTGCTGCTGGAAAAGTGTTGATTACAGGTTTCCATGCAGGTGCCACCTTTCCCGGGTCCGCTCCAGTCGTGTTCGCTGCTGAGGTCGATCAGACATCGAGCTGGGGCTCAAGTAATACGTTTGTTCCGCCGGTTACCGGCATTTATCGAATTCAAGCGAATCTGTTAATTTCATCCGCTCCAGCTAGTGGAACGCAAATAACGTTTGGCTTAGCTAAGTCGGCGGATAACTCAGTGGTTTATAACGAGGTGTTCATCTGCGACGGAAGGTCATTTTTCCAGGTGCGGTTTGAGCTAGTCAAACAACTTACTGCGGCAACAGGGTATTACCTACAGATTAGCCCCACCGCATCCGTTACTACCAGCGTTAGCACGACTTCTAGTCGCTTCTCGATTGAGCAAGTTGCGTAATGCCGATCTCAGCGGATATTCAGGCGCTTGAGCCGGGCGCGCTGATCGAGCTATTCGAAGTCGATTGCACGGCGATCGGTGGCGACATGCTGCGGTTCCATGGGCACCTTCAATCGACGTCGATTTTCTGGCAGGGCAACGAATACAAGCCTTGGCCGATTCAGGGCGCGGGTTTCGAGCACACATCGGACGCCCAGCAGCCGGAGCCGACGCTCACAGTAGGAAACGTCAACGGCACGATTTCGGCGCTGTGCGTGTTTCTCGCTGACATGGTCGGCGCGCGTGTCACGAGGCACCGCACGCTTTCGAAGTATCTCGACGCGGTCAATTTCCCGGCTGGCAATCCGACCGCAGACCCGGGCGAGGAAATGGCGGTAGAGCTCTGGTACATCGAGCAGAAGACTAGCGAAACCAACGTCCAGGTGGAATTCACCCTGTCGTCAGCGCTCGACTTCGGTGGCCAGCAATTGCCCTCGCGTCAGATTGCCAGCACGTGTCAGTTCAAGTACCGCGATGCGAATTGCGGATACACCGGTACCGCGTATTTCACGATCAAAGATGTTGCGACCGATGATCCGGCGCTTGATCGCTGCAGCATGAAAACCAGCGGCTGCGAGTGCCGCTTCGGTGTCAATGAGCCGTTGCCATTCGGCGGCTTTCTAAGCGACAACCTTTCGTAACAAGCCCATGAACGAAACGACGAAAAACGCGATCGCGGATCACGCGCTCGCGGAGTACCCGCGCGAGTGCTGCGGGCTGGTGGTCGTGCGCGATGGCGAAGAGACCTATGTTCGGTGCCGGAATCTCGCTGAGAAACCGACCGAACACTTTGTGATGTCGCCGCAAGATTATGCGGTGGCCGAGGACATGGGACAGGTTGTGGCCATCGTGCATTCGCATCCGGGCGCCGCGGCGCGACCGAGCATGACCGACAAGGCAATGTGTGAAATCAGTGGCGTCAACACTTGGGTGATTGTCGCGCTCGGCGTCCAGGGCGACGGATCGATTGCCGTAGATGAATGGTGCGAGTTTGGCCCGTCCGGATATATCCCGCCACTGCTCGGTCGCGAGTTCTCGCACGGCACTTTGGATTGTTTCACCCTTATCCGTGATTTCTACCGGCTCGAGCGCGCCATCACGTTGCCCGACTTCGCGCGCGCGGATAAGTGGTGGGAGGACGGCGCATCGAATCTGTACATCGACAACTACGAGACGGCCGGTTTCGAGAATCTAGGGCCGGATGTCGAGCCTGAACCCGGTGACGTCCTGCTGATGCAGATCCGCAGCAAGAACGGCGTTCCCAATCACGCCGGCGTGTATCTCGGCGACGGCGTTTTCATGCATCACATGTACGGGCACTTGTCCGGCCGCACGGTATGGGGCGGCATGTGGGCGCAGTGCCTGCGCGGCGTGCTTCGATATGTAGGGGAAAAGTCGTGAACGACAAACTTCGCGTAATTCGGCTGTACGGAATTCTGGGATTTTTGTTCGGGCGCGAGCACTGTCTCGCGGTTGGTTCGACTGCCGAGGCGATGCGGGCGCTGCGCGTGCTTTTGCCGGGCTTCGAAAAATTCATGATGAACGCGCGCGACAACGGGCTGACGTTCGCTGTGTTCAACGGCAAGCGCAACTTGAGCGAAAACGAGTTGGCGCACCCCGTCGGCAACGACGAGATTCGTATTGCGCCGGTGATTATCGGCAGCAAGAACAGTGGATTGTTCACGACCATTCTGGGCACGGCGCTGGCCATCGTGGGTGTTGTGACCAGCGAATTCGGCGGCGGCTTCCTGATCGGTATCGGTGCATCGATGGCGCTCGGCGGCATCGTGCAAATGCTTAGCCCGCAGCAAAGCGGCCTTGCTTCTAACAGCGGTCCGGACAACGGCACCTCCTACTATTTCAATGGCGCCGTGAACAGCAATGCTCAGGGTGATTGCGTGCCGCGTGGTTATGGCCGCATGCGTGTCGGCTCGAAGGTGATCAGCGCCGGCATCTACGCCGAGGACCAAGCCTGATGCGCCTCATCTCGGGATCGAAGGGCGGCGACTCGGCCAGCACGCCGACGGAATCGCCCGATAGCCTGCATTCGATCGCCTATGCGCGGGTGCTCGATCTGGTTTCTAGCGGCCCGATTCAGGGGCTCGTGAACGGCCTGCAGTCTATTTACCTCGACGACACGCCGATTCAGAATTCAGACGGATCGACGAATTTCACGAACTACACAGTCGATTACCGTTTGGGCACGCAGGATCAGACTTTCATGTCTGGTTTCCCGGCGGTTGAAAACGAGATCGCCGTGAACGTGGCGCTTACCTCGGACGCGCCGTGGGTTCGCCAAGTCGAGAACACGCAGCTCACCGCCGTGCGCGTGCGCATCGGTTTGCCGGCGTTGCAAAAGTCGGATGCGACCACGGGAGACGTAAACGGCTACCGCATCGAATATGCCGTTGATCTTGCGACCGACGGCGGCTCATATGCTCAGGTGCTGACTGGCGCATTCGATGGTAAGACGACATCGCTGTACGAACGTACCGTCCGAATCGAGTTGCCGGCGGCCGCGACTGGGTGGATGGTGCGAGTGCGCCGGCTTACCGCCAATGCCCATAGCGCATTGATTGCTGACACGACGACCATCGAGGCGATCACCGAGGTTATCGACCGGAAACTACGGTACCCGATGAGCGCGCTGTTCGGCCTGTCGTTCAACGCGCAGTCGTTCAGTTCGGTGCCGACGCGCGCATACGACCTGTATCTCAACATCATCAGCGTGCCGTCGAACTATGATCCGGTCGCGCGCACCTATTCCGGAACGTGGGACGGTACCTTTAAGCAGGCTTGGACCGATAACCCGGCGTGGATCTACTACGATTTGGTGCTCAATCCTTTGGACGGGCTGGGCAAGCGAATCGACGCCTCGATGATCGACAAGTGGGGGCTGTACGACATCGGCCGCTACTGCGATGTCATGGTGTCAAACGGCAAGGGTGGGCAAGAGCCGCGCTTCACGTGCAATGCATATCTTCAGTCGCAAGCCGATGCGTACAAGGTTCTGCAGGATCTAGCGTCAGTGTTCCGTGGCATTTCCTACTGGGGTCCGGGTTCTGTCGTTGCTTGTGCCGACATGCCGGCCGATCCCGTCTATGTGTACACCGCCGCAAACCGTTGCGCCGATGGTCCGTTCACATACGTTGGTTCGGCGCTGAAGACTCGCTACACGGTCGCGCTCGTAAGCTGGAACGATCCGGCAAACGGCTATCAACAAGCGGTTGAGTATGTTTCTGACGACGACGGTATTTCGCGCTACGGCGTGACGAAGGCGCAGATCACGGCGTTCGGTACGACGTCGCAAGGCCAGGCGCACAGGCTTGGGCTGTGGACCCTACTCACGAGTCGGTATGAGACGAACACGGTTTCGTTCTCAGTCGGCTTGGACGGCACGCGCTGCTCGCCGGGTCAGATCATTGCAGTTGCGGATCCTGACAAGGCTGGCCGGCGGATCGGTGGCCGCGTGCGCACGGTCGTCGGGGCGAGTATCACGCTAGACAAGGCGCCGGCGGCTGCGGCCGGCGACGTGCTCACGGCTATTTTGCCGTCTGGCGTCGCGCAGGCGCGCACTGTGCAATCGATCGCGGGCGACACGATCAACCTGACCGCAGCGTATGACACGGCGCCGGTACCGGGCGCGGTGTGGATGCTTGAAAGCGCGGACCTCGCTTCGCAGTTGTTTCGCGTGGTCAGCGTGCAGGAAAACTCCGACGATGGCCAGATCACCTATGTGGTGAACGCCACGCAGTACGAGCCGGGTAAATATGCGGCGATCGATGACGGCGCAGCCATTCAGGTGCGGCCAATTACGGTAATTCCGCCGTCTGTGCAGCCGCCGCCGACGAATGTGCGATTGTCGTCGTACTCCGTGATTGACCAGGGTATTTCGAAGACTACGATGGTGATCGCGTGGGACTCGGCCGATAAAGCGGTCTCGTATATTCCGGAGTGGCAGAAGGACAACGGCGAATGGATTTCCATGAATGCCGTTGGCGGCCTGCAGGCGGAAGTGCTCGGCATTTACCAGGGCGGCTATGTCGCGCGTGTGCGTGCCGTGAACGGCTTGGGCGTGACGTCTATCCCGGCGTACGGCGTCCTCACCCAGCTCACGGGCAAGACGAGCCCGCCGCCTTCCGTCACGTCGCTCACCACGTCGGCGCAAATCTTCGGCATCGAGATCGACTGGACGTTTCCCGCTGACGGATCCGCCGGCGACACGCAGCGCACTGAGCTTTGGTACAGCCGCACGCCGGCGCGCGCCGATGCAGTGAAGCAATCTGACTATGCTTTTCCGCAGGCGAAAGCCGTCCTGATGGGATTGGCTGCTGGGCAAGTCTTCTATTTCTGGGTTCGTCTGGTCGACACGTCTGGAAACATCGGCCCGTGGTATCCGGCCGCAGATCCAGGCGTGGAAGGCGCTACCCTCACCAACGCGGACGGCGAATATAACGTCTATTTCGCGGGCTTGATTGAGAAGTCAGCTCTTGGACAAGAACTGCTATCCGAGATTGACCTGATTCCGGATCTGCAGCAAGACGTCACCGACACCAGTGCGGCGCTCACGCAGGAAACTCAAAGCCGAGTTGACGGCGATTCCGCGCTTTCCGAAAGGCTCGACATTGTCAGTGCGCAAGTGCTGCTTCCGTCGCTCGCTGGAAGCACCGGTGACCACGCCGGCTCGACGCAGATTTATGCCGGCGTGTGGTCAGAGCAAAGCGCCCGCGCCGAATCCGATCTCGCGATTGCAAAGAACGTTGATACCGTCACCGCGCAGATCACGAGCAGCAGTACGCAACTGATCGCGGCCGTTCAAACCGAAACGCAAGCGCGTGTCGATGCAGATAGCGCGCAGGCCTCGCAGATCACGACCGTGCAGGCGAGTGTCACCGATGTAGCGAATCAACTTCCGGCGATCACCGCGAGTGTTCAAACGAACGCGAACGCCTATGCAGACTTGAACGGTCGCGTGGCTGCTTCGTACACCATCAAGACGCAGGTCACGTCAGCCGGGCGAACGTACATCGCTGGTATCGGCGTAGGCGTGGACAACAGCAGCGGTGTTATCGAATCTACTGTTCTGCTGTCTGCAAGCCGCGTTGCGATCATTGATCCGAATGGCGGCGCTGTCACGGCGCCGTTCGTGGTGCAGGGCGGCCAGGTGTTCATCAGCCAGGCGTTGATCGGCACCGCATGGATTGGAAACGCGAACATCGCGGACATTATTCAGGCGACGGCGGTCGGCGCGAACGGTCAGCCGCGGTGGAAGCTGGACAAGAACGGCACGCTGACCATGAACGGCTCGAATGCCGGCTCTGGATACCTGACGATCAGCGACAGCACTGTGCAGGTATATGACAGCGCCGGCACGTTGCGCGTGCGCTTGGGGCTCTGGTAATGGCGGCTGGGCTCCAGTGCTTTGATGCGTCCGGAAATCTCGTCGTCGACATCACGTCGCGGCTTCCTCGGTTTGTTGGATCCGTGCAATTGCTCGGTGGCAACAGCAGCGTGTCGAATTCCAGCCTAGCAGCCGGCACGGTCTGGTATGCGTTTCAGCCGTCGCAGATTTGGGGCTTCATTAATATGGATGTGAGTAGGCCGATTTTCTCAGTGTCGGGCACGACGATCAGTTGGACTTACTCAGCCGCGTCGGGAATCCATAACCTGCAGATCATCGGCACCTTGTTTTTCGGGGTTTATTGATGCCAGCCGGATTCCAGTGCTTTGCTCAGGACGGGTCAAGTGTGGCGCAGATCGATAGCGACCTTGGCTTAGGAAACATGCAATTTCGCCAGAAGATAACGCAGACAATGGCGTTCGCTGGTTTTCTGGTCTATACGATTTCGGACGGCACGCGTTACAGCTCGCAGGGAAACCAGACCACATTTACCTTTGCCGCGACCAATCCGTTCGTCGTTTTCGAATGTCCGTCTGGAAGCTGCGTGCCGATGACGTGGACGAAATCCGGCGCGAACTGGTCGGTGATAGTTGTCGGTGACAGCTCGGTGCCTGTCACGTGCTACGTGTTCGACCAGGTCAGCGCGATCGGCGCGGGCAGCAATTTCGGATTGCAGGTGTTCAATGCTTCCGGCGTCTTGGTGGCCGACGTCACGAAGCCTTTCCCGCGCCTCGTTGGATCAAATCAGGGCAATCCGAAATACGCTTACGGTTCGACGGGCTACACAACCGACAGCGGCACCTGGCCAGTTGCCCAGGGCTCCAAGGCATTCCCGGTTGCGCAGCGCGTGGGTATTGCTTGCGTTCAGCCTGCTTTCGGTACCGGAGGAACATCCGGCGGCGCGAGCAATGCCGGTGTCGTTATGTCCTGCTTCAAAACGTCCGGCGGCACCATCAGCACGAACATGGTGATGTTCGGCGACACGAGCAATTTCAATAACTACACCGGATTCAAAGAGGCCATCAGCTGGTCGTATCTGGCGGTCGACATTTCTTTTCTGTAGGAGCAAGCATGCCCATCGCAATCAACTACGTGACGCCGAACACCGGCGCCCCGGCGACCTATCACGTCGTTCAGCAAATCACGCTCGATTATGTTTCGTCGATCACGAATTCAACCGTTGCTTCGTACCTGTCGAAAGATGCCAAGGACGCGGGCAAGTTTCCGATGTACACGCAGCAGATCCCGGTTGATGGGCTTCCGGCCGCAGCTCAGGATGCCCTCGCGTATGCCGAAGGCCGGATCGTCGAGCCGATGCCCGATGGAGCCACGGTTGTGCCATACGCGAACCGCTACGCATTCGCCGGCGGGACGATCGTCGAGTAACAGCACCACACGCAATGCAGGCCGCCCACAAGGCGGCTTTTTTATGCCCACAGGAAAGGCCGATGCCACCAAAAGACGAGATTGCCGAAGCGATTCTGGCAATCAAGGCCGATCTGGATCAGCGACACGGTGAAAACGTCACGCGTGCGGAGATCAACGAGAAGCTTCTGGGCGACTTGATCAGACGCGTTGATGGGCTTTACCACGCGTTCCCAGACGAAGATCCGGACGGCCATCGTCGCTACCACGACGCGATGGTCAAGCGGATTGAAGCGCGCACGAAGCTCTACGAAGACCTGCGAACCGAGTTGGCAAAGAAGGGCATCTGGGCCGTGCTGATCCTGCTGGCGACAGCAGTTTGGTTTTTCTTAAAAGCGAAGATCACATCATGAAACTCATTCCATTCACAAATCTGAAGCTGAAGCTGGCGGACGACTGGCGCCAAATGCACAAGCGCGGCACGTTCTGGTTCTCGTCGAGCATGGCTGTCGTCTCGGCGCTGGGTCCGGAGATCCGCGAGACGTGGCGCAACCTGCCTGACGATCTTAAGGCTGTCATCCCCGCGCACGCACAACAGGCAATCGCGTACACGATCCTGTTCTGCTGTTTCCTTGGCGTGCGCTATACGACTATCCAACGCGCGCGCCCTGGCGGCGATGGTGGTGTGCAATGAGCTGGCTCGACGCAGTTCTTTCGCTGCTCAAACCGAAGCAGCCCGTCAACGGCGCTCAGCCTTCGCCGACTCCAAAGCCGACTCCACCGCCGGCGCCCGCACCTATGCCGGCTGCTGCATCGCTTGCGGTAAAGCCGCTTGCCATAAATCCGCAAAACGAGATGGTGCTTGTCGACGAGCTGCGTCGTGACGAGGCCGTTCGGTACACCCGATACCTTGACTCGAAGGGCATTCCGACTACCGGCGTGGGGCACAACCTACAGGCCAAGCCTCTGCCGGCCGGCTGGACCTATCCGTTGACGGACAGCCAGGTCGACCAGCTTCTAGAAAACGATTTGGACGACGTGTACGCCGACCTCGACCGCAACCTGCCGTGGTGGCGCTCATTAGACGACGTTCGGCAGCGCGTCATCGCGAACATGTGTTTCAACATGGGTATTAGTCGGTTGCTTGGTTTCGTAGACACGCTTGCCGCGGCGCGCACCGCGGACTATTCGAAGGCCGCGCTTGAGATGCTCGATTCGAAGTGGGCGACGGACGTCGGTGTCGGCACCCCCGCGAATCCGGGCCGGGCGCTGCGGCTCTCCAACATGATGAGGGACGGAAAATGATCGCACTTCTTTTGCAATTTGGGCCGTGGATCGTTGGCGCACTCGGCGTCGTCTATGGGGTCATCAAGCATTACTCGGCAAACGCCAAGGTGGCTACTGTCACCCAACAGGCGAGCGACAAAGTGAATGCGGCAAATGCCAACGTGCAGGGCGCCCTCGACAACCTCAACGCTCGCAAAACAGCGGACGTGCAGGCCGACGCGGATGCGTCAAAGACTGCGGCCACAGCCGCGAAGGAAAGGACAAATGTTGAAAACGCTCAAGCTGCTCTCGGTGACGACGCTGCTCGCGAGCAGCTTATCGGGTTGCTTCACGGCTCCGCCACAGTCAACCCTGGCTCCGGTAAAGGAAGTGCCGGGACCGACCCGGGTCGTGGATAACTCGTGTCTTTGGTTCAAGCCGGAGACGCCGACCGACAACGATGTGCAGGTTATGTCACGCGGCCTGGTCGATCAGATCACCAATAATCTGAAAGTTGGCATTGAGCATTGCGGATGGAAACTGAAATAAAGCAGTGGTCGCAAGCTTGTTGATTATTTATCAAGTGGCAATTGGATTCTCGGTGTCAGCGGCGCTACACTTTCTCTCCGCTCAAACCGAGGTTGATAAAAATGAAAGTGTCCCCCGCTGAGAAGTTAATCTTGCAGATGCTTTGCGAGGTGTATGAGAAGCTTGAAATAGATCACGAAATCGATCACAAATTTGTCCAATCGGCTCTGCATAATGACCAACTCTGGGCATTTGAATGGCAGTACAACTTTTTGCAAGATCACGATCACACACAACCAAACCCGCCGGCTGTGAAGGAGACTGCTGATATTCTTGATATGTGGGCATTTCTGGAGAGCGCGTTTGCACGTCTCGACGATGGCGAGAAGAAGCGCGTTCTGGCCGAAGGTGAGGTGTACGGCGATGAAATTACCTTTGCCGGATTCGACGCGAACAACGAAGAGCATTACGGTGTCGCGACTTTCATGATTGATGACCTGAAGCGATTTCAGTCTTTCGCGGGTCGCGATATTAACTCGCACAGTGAGTCGGTTCCTGCACATCTTCGGATGCTCGATGTGTTCTTACCGATTCGCGCCAACCTTCATATGGGCAAGATGACTGGCGATCAGATCATCTCTGTTATGAAGGCGAGACGCTTCGCCTAGACGATTTGCTTTCGCACTCTGTTGGCCCGTCGGCCGTCAACCGTCGGGCCATCCCGCAGGAACTATTTTGCCACCGATCCTAATCCAAAATCGTCATCCGCATCAGTCGCGCGCACCCACATTGCACATCCGTCTTTAGGCGATTGCTTTATCAGGACGTGATTGTCGTACAGGCAAACAGCGTAGCACCCCGACGAATCCCACCCGCCCCAATGCTCACATTCCCAGTCATGGGTGACTCTCGCCGTGTGGATAGAGGTGATGCATGAAAGCCCTTTATGCTGTATGGATATACAGTGTAGACGACTAGGCGCCGTCCGCCGATTTACCCGCCAGGATTCTTGTCAACCCAGTCGTGTGTTCCGCAGACGCGCATGTATGCCGTGCCGTCTTCAAAAGTGAAGCTGGCCTTGTATTTATCATTGGTGGTGATGTGGATTGTGTAGACGGCAACAGTTCGCGTCGGATCCACAGCGGAACGGACAGTCAACCCCTTCAAGGTGTGCAAATGCAGCTTTGCAGGAGCACAAGAAACGTCTAGGAGCGGAAGCTCTCCGAAAACCTTACGGGCTTCTTTGATGACTTGGACGTCTAACTTTGCGAACGTTTTCTGAAAAATTGGTGAGCCGTAGTCGACTTTTTTTATTATGAAACCTTCCACGCAATCAGCCTCCGGCTAAGATTCGGTCCAAGATTGCGTTTGTTTCTTCGTAGCTTGACGCAACAAACCCGTCGAGCCGGGCGGCAACGTCCGAATCATGTTCGGCAAGTTTCCACTGAATTTGGTTTGCCACGTTGAACATCTCGACGGCAAGCGAAACGCCCCGCCTGAGCTCAGCCTCGTACACTTTCAACTCGCTGCTACGTTGCTGAAGAGCGGAAATTCGTTCCAAGGATTTATCGCGGGACTCAATCGCATCCTCCTTCACCCTTTCGAGTACGTCTCGCAGTCTGAGATCAAGATCCACCGGCTTAGTGGAATAGAAGTCCGCCACATTACCAATATTTAGAAGTGACATGATCAATCGTGCGGTGGCGCGATTCGCCGACTTTGCGCCTCGCGTCATCAACCGCTGAAGCCAAGGAAGCCGTACCCTGGTTAGCCAAAACAGTTCCACCCGATACAATGCGCTCGCGCCGCCGCGATGCTTACTTACCAGGCTAGCGAGGGACGCTTCAACGCCTTCAGCGGCTGTCTCCATCGTCACTGCCAACATACATCCCCCTGATTGACTTGACAAAACAAAAACACTTTATCGGCCATTATAAGCAAAACCTTTAGAAGGCGTAGCCTTTGTGGAACAGAGTCGGAAAAAACCAATGAAATCAAAGGCCAGTTCAGGGATTCAGTTCCACAAAACGGTCGGGAACCCTTGATTGATATGTATGGATATACAGGATTGTGATTCCTGTTGTCGTGGGTTCGAGCCCCATCAGCCACCCCAACGAATTGGTATGTGTTTCAATGGTTTATCGACGGGCACTGTAAGAAATTACAGTGCCCGTTTTCATTGGATATTCCACAAAATGGAATTTCTTCTTTACAGCCCTTTGCGGTTGACCGTCTTGTTACGATCGTAAATGCGGGCGGTCGTCGCGGGATTCGCGTGCAGATCTGGCAGGGTTCCGCGCTCCGATTTGTGCTGCGTGACGTAGTGCGCGCGCAGGTCGTGGAACGTAAAACGGCGGCTGATAACCTTCTCCTTCAGCGCATCGTTCATCAGCTTTCCCCAATTGCCTTTGAAGCCGCTGCTCGTATAGGCGTTCCCGAATCGATTGCGGAACACATAGAGACAGTCGCGCGCAGTGCGCAGCTTTTCCAGGCGATCCAGCAGTTCGCTTAAGCGCGGAGTGATTTCGATAATTTCGATAACTTCGCCCCGTTTCTTCCCCCGCTGCTTCGCTCTTTTCGTGCGAATCTCGCCGGCCGCGCGATCGACCTGCGGCCACGCCAGGTCCAGAAATTCCACCTTCCGATTACCAGCGAGCGCGGCGTATTCTGCAGCCATGCCCATGACTGCTTTCTGGCCGCCCTTGGCGGACAGCCAAACGGAGAACGCCGCGAACTCCTTCGGGTCCGGTGCCTCCGTGCGAGGTTGTTCTTCATTCCGGCGCACTTCGCGGCACGGGTTATGTTTCGCCTCTCCGCGCTCGATCGCCAAGCCAATCAAGTTTGAAAGCAGCGCGACCTCGCGGTTGGCTCGGACGGGCGCGTCTGCACGTTCCTTGCGGAGATAGCGCGCGATGTCTGGCGCCTCGATGTCGGATGCGCGCGCCTTGTTGAAAATCTTCAGGATCATGAGGCTGCACTGCGTGTAGTCAGTGCGGGTGTCCGGCGCGTAGCGCTTCCACTGTGCCGTCTCTTGAAATTGCTCCCACAGCTTGCCGATGGTTCCAAGATCGCCGCTGGCGCCGAGCAGATCGAGAACCTTCCGAACGGCGGCAGTCTTGTCCATCCCTAGGCTGATCGGCTTGGCGCCCACCGGGTGGTAGCGGTAGCTGATTCCTTTTTTTCGCTTGATTGCCTCCATGCGGGGCAACAAGCCGTCCCTGCGTTTCATGCGACTTCCCAATTTATGTTGGCCTTGCGGCTAGCCTCTGCGGGCTTGTGATACTGCTCCCACGTCAGGAGCGGGTGCCCGTCGATCTTGCGCGGGCACTTGATTCCTATGTTTTGCTCGATCCATCGGATCTGCGCGGCTCCTTGCTTCAGGCCGCCGGTCAGGTCAATTAAGTCTTGAACGGTCATCACTCCGGTTTTCATGCTTGTTCCCCGAGCCAGTCTTTACGAGTGATGCGCAATAGCGCGTCTATGTGCAGCGTCATGCTAGGATTCCTCGATATTTTCGATCAGAGGCGAATGTGTCTACGAAAAAAGAGGCTCGGAATAAGAAGGGCGTAGCAAACCAAGATTTCGCGCCACGGCCCGAAAACACATGGATCAAAATCGCAAAGACTCTTGTCGTTCCTCTATTGATAATTATCGGTTCTCTCCTCTTCATTCGAATGGCGATTGACCCTACAAGGGCCGCTCCTTCATACGCCATATATGCTCCCAGAATGCACGGCGGGAAAATCGAGAGGAATACCGTCAACGGCATAGGCCTAGCTGATTTAGAGGACTCGTCCGGAGTCGTTGTTGACCAAAATACGGTGACACTAGACGCGAACTCATCATTGAAAAGCTGGGTAGGGAGCATCTGTCAGAGCGTCCTTGCTGGATTCATTGGTTGGATTATTCAGATAGCCTTGATATGGGGTTATCCGAAGTTGCTCTTGCGAATTCGACGACCCAAACCCACGGATTGACGTCCCACCCATACCCGCGTGCGGCGTTGAGGTTGTCCCATAGCGAGCGGTACCAATCGAGCGCCCAAGTGGCGTCTTCCGGGCAGCCTTCGGCCCATGCGTCGGCCTCACCGATGTCCTGCAGCCGCTCGACGCGCACGCCTGTGACTTCGAGGGTGATCCGCGAAAGCGAGCGCGGCATGTGGATGGACGGTTTCCATGTGACCTCGTCCGCCGGCGGAATGTTCTCAAAGCCGGCTGGCACGCACGCAGGGTAGTCGGAGCGGTAGACAGTTGGGCCAGGATCAAGAGCGGCTGGCTGTGCCCATGTCTCGCGCACATACAGATGATCGCCCACGAACCCGTAGGGACTGTTTCCATTCTCAGGGAGTGCGACGAATTCCGGGGTGAAGTTGTCCGGCTGCAGCAAATCGAGCGCAAAGCCTTTGACGACACGTCTCGTCTGCGTCTTGCTGCCGTCCAGCAACGCACGTACCATCGCGCCAGAAAATAAGATCGGGAGTTCACGCATGGCGTCGATTATTTGTTGGCTCGAACAGCATGACAAGCTTTCCGGATGGGCCCAAACCGTGGGTGCGCTCGTAGCGATCATTGTCACGATCTGCATCTTCATGTATCAAAACAGGCAGTTTCGACGCCAACGAAATGCCGACAAGGTCACGTTGCTGAATGGAGTTCTCGGCATATTGGAAGACGCGGAGCGCGCCCTGAATTCTGTATCGAGCAGATGGGAAGCGTCTCGCAACCCAGTCAGCGAGAACTTTATGAGCGAGAGAGAACGACTGCTGCAGGCGTTGTCGGCCCTCAACGAAATACCCATGCACTTGATACAGCCATATGCTGCCCTTGCCGCGTTTTTGGCATGCAAAAAGCTCATTAACGAAGCCGTTGCCAAGATCTCTTCCCGGACCATCATTGAAATGGAGAACCGTCGGGTTAATCACGCGCAAGAGTTTTCCGAGCAATTTGCAACTCAACGTGCAATCGTGAAAGCGAGTGCACATCAGCTCAGCCATTAGAGGATTCATCGCGCCAACATGCACAAACTCACGTGCCACCTGATCCGAGATTGATGAGGATGTGGGCATTTACAAAAGCTCCATTTGTTCAAATGGCATTCCAGGCCAGACAAACCAGCCTTTGATGGCGTTTTCGCGCCACGGGATAACCTGAAAATTGTGCGGTGCGTGTAGGCCGCAAACGATCTTTCCGTCGAGCGGCACGATGTGATCGACGACGTGCAGCATTCCCGTTTCCCGCGTGAGGCGCTTTGCCTCGCTATAGAACGGCCGAATATCGGCAAGTCGAACCCATGGCGGCATCGCGCGTCGCTCACGCATGCGTCGACGCCGGCCGGCGGTCTTACCGGAAACAATGAGCGGAGCGCGGCGCTTTATCGGCACAAACAACGGTCCGGCATGGTGGCCGCCGATCAGATCAAGTGGCATATTAGTTATCCACAGGCAGCGGGCGAACGTGCCCGGTCTTGAGATTCACAAAGGCACCGCACCAGGTGAGGCGGCCATGTCGGAAAAACTCCCACAGGATCCCGAGCGCCGGCGTCACGATCGCCTGATTGATGAAAAGCTCTTGCCGCTCGAGCGCTTCGGCCAGCCCGCAACTCGGCGTGTCGTCTTCTGGAATCGTTGTATCGATCAATTCCGGCAGCACCGCATAAGGCCACCGCAGTGGCGTACTGCCAGCCTCGGCGGTCGACTTGTTATGCCCGAATATCACCTGGCCATCGCTCGCCCGATTTCCCAGATCCATCACATACACAGCTGCGCGCGCGAGGACCGGCTCAAGCTTCGCTCGAGCAGCTGCGCTGTCGACGCACATTATTGCGATGCCCGGCCCTGCGTGAATCACCTCTTGCGTGCTGGCCGGAATCGGCCGGGCGTGCCAGTCGAGACCGAAGAAGGCATTCAACCTATGCACGAGCACGACGCTCTTGTACTGGCCGACGTCTGCGGGGCTAAACATCTGGCGACCGATGTTCGCCTCGCTGACCGTGTCGCCGTCGAAAGCGGTCACGTGCAGACCCGGATGACCGAGTGCCGTAAGCGCGTGGTTGAGACGCGCCAGGCCAGTGAGCATCTGCGAGCCATTTCCGCCGCACCCAATCAGCGCAATGTTCACGCGCCGATCGAGGAAATGCGCAGGCGTTATGTGCGTCATGCCGGCTCCGGAACCTTAAAGACTGCTGCTGCGGGCACTTTCAACGGAATGAACATGCCGAGCACGCAAAGGCGGAATGCAACGCTTGGCGTGCCATCGGCATCAAGGCTGCCGAGCACCGCGGAGATCTTTACTTCGCCGGCGTCGTCTGTGTCGTCTTGCGGACTGAAGTAAGCCATTCCAGCACCGTGACTGTGAATGTCGATCGCAAGCGACTCATTCGGCGCGAGCACTGGCCGCTCGAACGTGATCGCGCCCGGTGTGGCTTGTGATACATGAAGCCCCTTGTATGCAAGCTCTTGCTTGTCGTGGTCCCATACGATCCACGCGGCGTGCTCATTTGGCAACGCGCTGCGCGCTTCCTCTGCGAACGCCTGGACAAAGGGGAGAGCGACGCCAAGCCGGCCAAATGCCAGTTCGATCTTCGGCTCAATGTCGCCATACGGCGGGCGCGGGCTTGCGCCGGCATGAGCAGATAAGCGCTGGATGACGTGCAGCCATGGACGCCGCACCTCGACAAAGACGCCTTCGGCGGTCATCAAAAAGCGATGGCCGACTTCGAGCAACGGCGCAAACTTGGCGTGCTTTGGCACGGCGACGGTCGGAGCGCTGTCGAACAACGCGATGTCGAGCGGTAGGGATTCGTCATCCTCGGTAGCTGCGATCGCTCGCGGCTTTGCGCGGGCCAGCTCGTCGGCGACGCCAGACGAAAATTGCTCGAGCGCGGTTGCGATGTCTCGCAATCCGGCTTGCGTGGCGTTCTGAAATGAAGCGAGTAGCTTGTCCATCGTGTCAGTCCTCATTGGTGCTGGAGCCGATCGCTTTCGCGAGGGTTTGTTTCGCGTCGATCAGGCGGTCAAGTGGGAATTCGGCGCCGTCGAGCAAATCCAGCCACAGACGTTCAGCGCCCCCGCGCCTGTGGATAAGTCGGTCATTGTTC